TATTGAGTATCTGTTGCTATTATAAATAAACTCGATGTCACGACCGGATCTTATATCTTCAACGAATTGATTATATGAGTAAGGCGTCATAGCAGACACTTCCTTTCTAAATATAAGCAAAAGGGAGACGCGCGAACGTCCCCCCATGCAACCAGGTCCCCCCGGCTGAGATAGTGGAAACCCGTGGCCACGGTAGATTCAAGCCACTATCTCGTTTTCCATTTTACAGGAAAGCCGAGGGTGCCACAATGAAAACAACAACAGAACAGTCTTCTCCTAAATCTATTGACCTTTTTTTGCAATATCAAATTGAAGTGATGGAAGGCATCATGGAATCAAAGGATCAATACAGGAGAGTCGTGAAAGCAGCCATTGCAAAGTGGGTTAAGGACTTCCAATCAGGCAATATTGAAATCAAAACAGTAGATGACCTGAAAAAACTGATCGAATTGGACATTGAGTTACAAAAAGATATTTGATAAAAAGGGAAATTATGTTTTATAGAGAATCCTTTACGAAAACAGGATATAGGTCGGTGATTATGTTGGATGATGAGACGGAGATTGTGTTGGATGATGAATTAAGGCAAAGTATATTGGAGAAATTTGTACCATGGTTAATTGTTCATTACGAATTAGATGAATTGTATAAAGACAATAGAATGGCCGCAATAGAAAGAATGTTAGAACTGCTTAAGACGGATAAAATATTTGATCGAAAAGATGTAATTATTATTGCGACGGAATATGAAAAGAATCGTAATGACTTTTTGGAATTTCTCTCATCTGTTGACGATGTGAACTTTGAAAGAAACAATGAAATGTTCCTCTTTAAAGCTGTTAGTATTTTTGAAACAATGGTAAATGAATTCTATAGCGAGGAATTAAAGTTTAGGTATCATTTTAGTTTGAAAAAAGTCAATGACATAATATCAAGATTATCAGCAGAGGAAAAATTAGACTGGCTTTTACAAATAACAAGTGGTGATACTTACTTGGATGAACCCGGTTGGAATAAAATCAAACCGTTTATTCGAGCGAGAAATTTTTTTATTCACTATAAACCTCAAGATGCTAATGAACATTCACGGCACAGTAAACTCTTGACGAGAGACTCGCTTATTGAGTTTTTCAAGGCCTGCACAGACTGTTACGACTTTTTAAACGTTAGAAAGTTTGAGGGTATTCATGAATACAATCAACTACTGAGTGAAGTGACAGAAATTTTTAAGGTATCCCCATACCAAAATCCAAAATAACAATGCACCCAGCGAGGGTGCTTTTCTTTTTGAAAAACAACCCCATGAAGTGGTGAGGTAGTGGTCATGTAGATGGCAAGAAATCCGGACAAACAAAGATGCAAAGCTATAAGCAAGCAGCGCGACGAGCAATGCAAAAACTGGGCTAAGCCGGGCTGGGATGTGTGCCGTTTCCATGGTGCTGGCGGCGGCGCACCAAAGCGTAATACCAATGCAGTCAAGACGGGCGAATTCCAATCGATTTGGATGGACGCCTTGACTCCAGAGCAAGCAGAGGTGCTTGATAGGATCAACCTCGATCCAGTCCAGCAAGCGGATGAAGAAATCCGTTTGTTTACATGGCGTGAGCGCGAAATGATGCTCCGCATTCGTGACTTGAAGAATGGGCTAACAGAAAAGCAGCGGCGTGTCCTTCAACAAAGAGTCACCACAAAGGAACCAGTGCAGGTTCATGAAGATAAATCTGGGAAACAGAAAATGATGGTGATTACTCGGGACGAACTGGTCACTACCGAAATCGAAGAGACAGAGTATCGAGCGATTGAAGATATCCTCTCGCTTGAAGAAGCACTGACCAGAGTCCAAGATAAAAAATTGAAGGCTATTCAGCTCAAAGCACAATTATTGAGCAGCGGCGGCGGTCCTGAGAAACAGATCACCGTCCGGAGGTGGTCCCGTGACAAATCTGGAACTTGACCTCGATCCATTCGCGGATTGGGCACCACATCCCAAACAAATTGAAGTTATGGAATGCGACGCTCGAAACGTAGTCATGAACTGTGGCCGTCGCGGTGGCAAAACAAATGTGGGAGCACGCAAGTTTTTCGATAACATCCTTGCTGATATTGAAGGCGAGAAGGGATTGCCCTATAAGCCGCCGTTAAACCTGAAAAAAGTGAAGAAGCCCAAACCACGGCTGGAATACTGGTGCGTAGCGCCTGATTACAACATGTCAGAGATTCAACAAGAGGAGCTCTCGCAAGTCATCCCCGAGGATATGATCGACACTTGGAACGCATCGGGGAACTTTGTTTGGTTAACGGGATACATTCTGATCCGGTTTAAATCGGCAGAAAATCCGAAGAAGCTTGTTGGTCGTGGCTTAGACGGCGTATGGCTTGACGAGGCATCGAAAATGAAACCAGAAACGTGGTCGGGCTATCTTGCCTATGCCCTAGCTGATAAAGGCGGCTGGTCTATTTGGACAACTACACCGGAGGGCATCAACTGGTTTGCGGAGGAAATCGTGCTGCGGGGCCAGTTTATCGATGCAGGGTTAGAAGATGATCGGTACCAGGATGATCCTGATTGGCGAAACTTCTACTGGACTTCGAAAGACAACCCTATCCCTGAATTGCAGAAGAATATCCAGAGGATGATTGAGACGTACCCTGAGCGTTACGTGAAGCGCGAGATTTACGCGAAATTCAACGTTTTCCATGGACAGGTGTATGAGGAGTTTGACCGAAGCGTTCACTGTGTAGATATACGCCCCGTTGATCTTGCGCGGCGTTTATTTATCGTTACCTATCCGAACGGCGAGGAACGAGAGGTAATGTTCAAGCGGTATATCGGCGGAATGGACCACGGCTGGAATGACCCAGCGGTGCTTTTGGTCTTTGGATGCACGGATGAAGAATACTATTTGATCGAGGAAAGCTATCGCCAGCAAACCAATGTTCTGGTCGTAGACGATCAGGGGAAACTTGAGGACTGCTTGGTCAAAAACTATCTAGAGTTGCAAGAAAAGTATCCAATGGATGTCATTTGGGCTGACCCATCCGAACCAGAAGATATTTCTACCTACCGTCGCTATAAACTGCCTGTAAAGCCAGCAGAGAATGCTATCGGTCCAGGAATACGCCGGGTATCAAGTCTCTATAAGGTAAAAGAGTCTTCTGGCCGTCCAAATCTCTACATTGCTCGTACTTCCATCGAGACGATAAAAGAGACAGGAAATTATAAGTATAAAGAACAAAACGGCATCATGCTTGAAGAACCAGTTGATAAAGACAACCATACACAGGATTCAAAGCGATATGCAATGTACAACGATTGGCTCATGTTGCTGCTTGCACAGAAGCGTGAGGATAGGAAAAGGAACGGGAAAGGAGGATGGATTTAATGTCTGGAGCAACAGGTTGGTATCCCATTGGTAAGGCTGAGGGGGAAGGGGAAAGCAAGCAGCTTGTAATTGATCAATTCGAGCAGGATTACGATGAACACAAGCTCATACGCCCAACCATTGACCCCGTAGCGTGTGTTCAAGTAGTGAAGCAGAGCAACATCATCCCTCAATGTGTCGAAGCGTACAAAACAAACGTGGTTGGTTATGGCTATGCGCTTGTATACCAACCCGGTGAAAGCGACAAGACATCTAAAGCAGAGTGGGATATTGCTGATCGTTTCATGCAGACAGCTAATCTGGAAGAGTCAATTGAGCAATTGTTAAGTCAGTTGGTTGAGGATCTTGAACACTGTGGTAATGCTTACGTTGAAGTTGCTTGGGGTGGCGGACTCCCTGCTCTCTATCGAATTCCACCCGAATACATGCGGTGTACTGCTCCACTAGAAAAAGTAGAGATGAAATATCGGCGACTTGTACAAGGCAAGGTGGAAGAATTTACGCAAAGTAAGTGGGTTAGAAAGTATGCTCAAAAGCGCGGTACCAATAATACGTGGTTCCGTGAATTCGGAGCTCCCGGTGAAGAGAATGAGGTCATTCATCTTCAGTTTGGAAACGGGACATATGGAGAACCTCGCTGGATTGGTAATTCGCCGGGAGTCGTTGGCTCTAGGAAAGCAGAAGAACTCAACTTCGAATACTTTGATAACGGTCGAATGCTTGACATGATTTTGACTGTGACGAATGGGGAATTAACTCCGCAGTCAATCGTTGCTCTAAAAGGAGCAAGAGGAAAGAAGTCACGGGGTGGGATTCTTTATCTTGAATTGCAAGGGTATGACAAAGGGCTTCTTGGCGATGAAAAGGAAAAAACCAGCATTAAACTGGACAAGCTGAATGACTTGCTTCAACAAGATGCACTTTTCATCGAATACAATCGGGAAAAACGCAAAGAAACAAGGTCAGCATTTCGGCTGCCGCCAATTCTCACGGGTGAGTCAGAAGATTATAACAGAGCGACAAGCGACAACGCCCGCAGAATTGCAGAGGAGCAGGTTTTTCAACCATATCGCAAATGGATTATGGACGAGATTTTCAACAAGCGACTGCTACCTGCCATCGAGGTACATCGCGTGAAGGCTATACTGAACAGCCCAAAAATCAGCGATCCAGACGAGTGGAAAGCGTTACTTGATTTCTTAGCAGATAGAGGAATTATGTTAGTGCGCCATCTCATCCCAATTGCCGAGGAAGTATTGGGAACCGCCATTGATGAGTCGAAGTACACCGAAGAGTATCTTGATACACCTATTGCTAGCTTGGGCAGTTCAGTTTCCCAAGAGCCACTCGGTACATCAGATACGCAAGAACAAGTGGCAACGATAGCTAAGCGTCTGCTTCGTGAAACGAGGGAACGCCAGCATGTGTGATCAATGCCTATACTTGATTGCCAAGGCAGATGACGATGACTTTCTTGATAGCCTTGACCTTACCTACGCCGAACGCGCATTGCTTGAGAAGCTGTACAAGGAAGGTGAGGAGTCAATTGCTGACCTTCTTGAGTTGCAGGGTAAGGCGCTGGATGAAGCTATCCAAGTGTTGAGCGACGAGCTTATTACAGATGCCGATGAACTCTTGAAAGTGATTTTGCTGGTTCAGACAGGTGACTTCTTTCAAGAACAGTTTGAGCAGGCTGTTCATGATGCTTTCATGCCCCTATTCCATCTGGCGGGTGAGTCGGAAGTAATCAACATCAGCGCAGATACAAAATGGGAGCAGGAGAACAAGGCTGCTGTCGCGTTTGCTACAAAGCTGAAAAAGCTCGTACCTGACATGAATGAGACATCGGCTGATCGTATGATTCGATCGTTCCAGAAAGCGATTGAAGCTGGCGAGACTCCAGTAGAACGGGCAGCAATGGTCAAAGAGGTAAGCAAGCAAGCTGCCAATGGAGAAGAGGGGCCTTTCAATATGACCAGGGCGGTTACTGTTTCCCGAACGCTTTCCACTGCGGCAGCAAACGGCGGTAAGCTGGAGGGCTGGAAGCAGTCGGGGCTCGTGAAGAAAAAACGCTGGCGGGCAGCGAATAACAAGCGCACCCGTAAGGATCACAAAAAGGCAAACGGCCAGACTGTCGCCATCGACAAACCATTCAAAGTAGGAGGTGAAAAGCTCATGCATCCCGGAGACCCGTCAGCAAGCGCAAAACAAATCGTGCAATGCAGATGCACGATGCAAGCTGTTTTTTGATTGAAAGGAGGTGAAATAGGAAATGGGATACATGTTAAAGGACGCAAGGATCACTCACATTTCTCTGGTGGATAAAGGCGCAAATGGCAGGCCATTCGCCATCATCAAGGAAGAGGGAAAAGAGCCGTTACAGAAAGATATCCGCATAGCTAAGGCAGACAAAGCAAAGCAGATTGTTTATGGCGTTGTTTATGAGCCGGATACCGAAGATACCCATGAAGATCAGATGACAGCCGAAGAAATCGAGAAGGCTGCTCATGGTTTCATGGAGCGCCAGAACACATACAACATTGATAAGCAGCACGATTTAGACGTAGACAAAGGGTACGTGGTGGAATCGTACATTGCTCCTGTAGATTTGGAGCTTGGCGATCAAGAGATCAAGAAAAGCTCTTGGGTGGCTGGCGTGAAGGTGACGGACGCTGACACATGGGAGCAAATCGAAAAGGGCGAGATTACTGGCTTCTCGATGTGGGGAGTAGGTAAACGTGAAAAAATTGAGGGAGCCTCTTCGGATACCGACGATGAAACGGTAGAGAAGGGGCTTTTGCATTCCCTTGCCAAGGCATTGACCCGCATTGTCAAAGGCGAGGTGAAAGACAAGTATGAACGTAACAAGAAGTCAAACGATTTCTGGACTGCTTGGAGTTCGTTTTCGGGTACGATTCAACGCTACAATTACCACACCGATCGTTACGAATTTGAAAGCGATGCAGAGAAGGCAAGAGAAGCAATTCAGGAGTTTGCAGAAATCCTACAGGATATTCTTGGGGCAAATGACATCGCCAAGGCGCTTGGGAAACCGCCTGAACAGATTGCCAAGGCTGGACGTAAGATTTCGGCAGCACGCATGGACAAATTGAAAGAAGCCCATAGTACCTTGACCAACATACTGGCTGAGGTTGAAGACGAGGAGGAAGAAGACTTGAAAACAGAAGATATTCAAAAAGCAGTAGCGGCAGCCATGTCTCCAATTACTAAACAATTGACTGATTTGCAATCCGAAGTGGCCGAGTTGAAGAAGGCAGAAGGGGGCGCTGGTAATGAGGGACAACAAACCGATCCAGAAACATCCGCATTGACTGAAGTAATTACCAAGGCGTTAGAGCCTCTTACAAAGCAAGTGGAAACATTGGGGAACGAGGTCCAATTAATCAAAAACGCAAGAGGTTCCAGTCAGCAACAGCATGGTACAGACCCAATCCAAAAAAATGATGACGATAGTTCCTTTAGTGGACTGTTGTAAGGAGGGCGTTCACATGAGAACAAACGGACAGATCATCACAAAAGCCGCGACAACAACGTCGCTTGACACTTCTGCGCTAAATTACAAACAAGTCGACAAGCTGATTAACATGGCTTACGATTCAACGGACTTTCTCAAAGGAATCCGTCATGAAACTCGCACCTCAGCCCAAGGCACCATTGATAAAATTGGAGTAACGGGCCGTAATCTGCGATCGAAAGTAGAAGACGTCATGGCTACCAATACAAAAAAACCTGATTTCCCGCAGGTTCCTTACTCTGTTACTCCTGTGATTCTCCCATTCGAAATTACTGAAGAATTTATTCGTCAGACACAACGCGTACGAGGGCAAAATGCTGAAGAAATTATTCTGCGACATATGACATTGAATTATGGCGATAACATGCAGGACTTGGGCTTTAACGGGGACACAGCTACACCGAACACCAATCCAGATTATGATTTCTTGAAGATCAATGACGGATGGTTGAAATTAGCCAAATCAAAAGGGAACTTTATTGACTGGGCGACGATTACTCCTGCGGAGAAAGCTGGTATTCTCTTTGAACTGGAACGTGCTATTCCAACTCGCCAGCGCTCAGCAGGTGTATTCAAATATTTCATGCATCCGAATACCTATTCAGAGCGTCTTCAACGATTGTCGGAGAAGGATACGAGCGCATCCATCCAGTTGCAGATTACTGGTGGTGTGAAGAAGATCAACTCCTATGATGTGGAGGAAGTCACACACATGCCTGAGGGAGCAATCATGTTCACGTACCAGCCGAATTTTGTCATGGTCCACACCTACGACATGCAAATCCGAAAGACGACTGAAGGTAAGGAAGCAATCTATGCTGACAAACGATTCTACGCCATCCATTCTGACTTTGACCCGATCTTCGAGGAACCTGCAGCGGTTGCCTACGTTGAAGGAGTTGAGTTTTAATGCTCGTCACATACATTGGGGAGAATGCCTCACTCCAGACTTACGGCTTTCGTTTTCAAAAGGACAAGCCAGTTGAGGTTAAGGATAAGAAAGTGTTGGATAAATTAAAAACACTTGATGACTTTAAGATTTATGAGTCAGAGAAGCCAAGCAGTCAGCAAAAGGGGACCACAAATACTTCCTCACCAGAAGGAGGGTCATTAGATGCTGACGTCGGAGAAGGTCAAGCAGCAGAGTAGCACACGAGCCGTTCAGGACAAGACACCTGAGCGGCTTTCCTATCTTATCAGTGAAGCCAAGGTAAGGATCGAGCTTTTCACATCAAGGCCGTTTGTGGACGAAGATGCCCGACTCGAAGTGGCTCACTTCCGTTTAGTTGAGGCGATGGCACTGACAGACAATGATGAGGTGCTGGGTGCGGAGGCGCGGGGCATCATGTCCGAAAGCGATCAAGGTTACTCCTGGTCGGTCGAAAGGGCTACTGTCACAACAGGAAGCTCGCTGGTCGATTCTATGTTGCGTCAGTGGATGTCCTTTACCACCGAGGCAACAGACGGGGGTAACGTGAAGGCGATGCTCCTATGAACCACCGTATGAATGATCAGATCGTTCTGAAACGTACAGAAACGGTTCAGGGTGAGCGCAACATAGTTTTCCCTACCGAGCTACCCCCACAGACAGTTATGGGCTGTGTACGAGGCGTGGAGTCATCGTGGCAACGTCCAACAAATGCCGATCCGGTGGAATGGGACTATAAAGCGACTCTCTCCTTCTTATTGTGTCAGGATATACGAAAAGATGATCGGCTTGATTTACCTAACCTTGGGGAGTTTGTTGTGGTTGATGCCAGACCGGGGCGACGCTTTCTCGCAGTGACGGCCATTCAGAAAAAACGGGGTGCCGAGTAATGGATTTCCGTCAGTTTGAGGACCGCATGAGGCGATTTAACAGGGAACTACCTGACATCATGCAGCGCATCTATTACCAGTTGGGGGAAGAACTACTCAACCATGTTATTGATGAGCTCGACAGCCAAGACCTGATTGATACAGGGACCTTGTGGAATTCCTTCACGCAAGGCGATCAGAATAACGTTTGGCAGTTCGATGGAGACCGGAACACTTTGTCGCTGGAAGTCGGCTCCAATCTGACCTATGCAGAGTACCTCAACGAAGGCTATACGATCGACAAGTCGTATTTCGTTCCGGGGTATTGGAATGGAGTGGGTAAGTTCATCTATGACCCATCTGCAAAAGGTGGATTCATGGTCAAGCCTCGTAGTTTTATTGGCCGCAAATATTTTGATATCGCCTTGAGGGATTTCCAAGGCGGTATGAAGGCCCTGCTCGAACGGCTGTTACAAACTGAGCTGGAAAGGATGTTGAGGTGATGGAGAACCGGGCTTTGTCATGCATTATCGATTTAATCAACGAGGCATTCCCTTCCCTCGCTATCCTGTACAGCTTGGATGTGTGGCTATCGGGGAATTTTAAACCACCTGTGGCGTTCATTCAGACCCAAGAGGTTTCAGAACGTGGCAATACTCTGACGTCGTACCAAATTATTTCCGACGCGGGGATTGTGTTGCATCACAAAAAAGTGATAAAGGGAGGCCAAGAGGTTTATGAACCGATTTTTACCGAGCCACTCCGACAATTACTAAGGCGTGAGCGGTACAGTTATCGCGGGAAGACGGACGGGCTGTATATCAACATCGACAACACCACTTTTCGGGTTCGGTCTGACAAAAAAGACCGGACAGAGATTACTTTTCGCTTTGAATATACCGTCCCGATTCCTATAACCGATATGCCGAGAGTCCACACATTCGAAATCGAGGAGGATTGGAAATCGTGACAGCTCAGCAAGAGCCGCGAGAGCGGCAGGCTGCTAAAGCCGAACCGAAACTACTGAAAACGGAGTGGATTGAAAGAGCACCACAGCTTGGAGCCGAACGGTTCGAAGTTGCTGGCGCTCTTTTTGATGTCTCCGATCATCACATGTTGACCGAGAAAGACGTTGCTCGTCGGTTAACAAAATATAGAGGCGGTGTGTAAAGATGACGATTCAACGGGAACGGCCAGGTACGATGGTCGAACTAATCACAAAAGCGAAGGAACGTATCGTGCCCAAAAGCGGCGTTGCCTTGGTTCCCTATCAAGCAGAGTGGGGAGCTCCTGATACGTTGATCAAGATAACCAGCTATGACGACCGTGTCGCAGAAACCTTTGGAGATGTAGATGCCATTGAGCTTGCAGCAGAAGGCGGCGCTACAATTCTCGCCTACCGAATCACAAATGGAAATGCAAAAAAAGCCGAGTATACACAGGCAGATGCAATCAAGATCGAGGCGCTTTATCCAGGGCTTCGTGGCAATGAGTTAAAGATAACAATTTCCCCATCCACGGCTGAGCCGGGGAAAAAGGAGATCCAAGTCAAAGGGCCTATCAAAATCGAGAAATTCTCTTTTGCAGATGCAGCCGAGCTTGTCGCAAAAACATCCCACTCTCTCTATGTTCGAGCAACCAAAACGGGGGATATTGCGATTACTGATGTTGCAGAGACAGCCCTGAGCGGAGGAACTACTGGTAACACAGGGTTAACTTCAACAGACGCTACAAAGCTGTTTGCCGCTGTTTCTGGTGCTGATTTCGATACCATGTATCTGCCTTTTGACGATCCAGCGATTACGATTTCAGCCAAGCAGTTCATTAAGGATCGACGTTCACTCAGCAAGAAGCTGAGCACATTGGTTATCGCGGGCAAAGAAGCAGATGACGACAACATGACGAAGCACATCGAGCGTTCTGTTTCCATGAATGCTCGCTATGTGGTCAATTGCGCTATTGCGGGAACACACAACAACGGGAAGTCATACAGCAGCCTTCAATGGGCGGCATGGTTAGCTGGTATGTTAGCAGCCACCTCAGCGAATCAGTCTTTGACCGGAGTGATTGTTCCGTTGAAAAAATCGCTAAAGGATTGGGGCCATGGGGATATCATTGGTGCCATTAGCTCTGGCACGCTGATTGCCACCCGAGACGGCGATGTCTACATCATCGAAAGTGCCGTCAACACGCTGTCTGTGATCGGACCAAATGAGCGAGAGGATTACGGAAAAATTCGCGTCAGCATGACCATGGATCAGATCGTAAACGACATGAACGCCGTGGGCAAAAAGTACAAAGGCAAGCTGAGCAATAACGACCTGGGCGGAGCCGTCTTCGTAGGTGGCTGCAAGCTGTACTTGGAAGAGCGGGAGAGACAAGGGGCCATTGATACCGGATGGACTTTCATTGATAAGAAAAATGGTGAAGGGGACCGTCGAGGTTTCTTGTTGTCTGCTCGTCCTTTGGATGCCATTGAATACTTCGAAATCGACTGGGAGGTGAACTAGATTGGCAGCTCATAACCTATACCTAAAAAACACCCAGGTTTATGATGAGGACGGAGACCCATTTCAGGGGGTTTTGGAAGCAAGGGCGGTATTTAAAACGCAAGTAGAACCTGTTCACCGTTTGCGAAAAGGTGAGACGGAAGACATTGTTTCTTATCATGTTGAAGTGACGATGATCTTGACTGCCCAAAACGCTGACTTGAAGTACTTCATCATCGACAAGATCACGCAAGGGAAGACGCCTATTATCCCTATGCTGATTGGTGAGCAATGGGATAAAGAGAATGACTTCAAAGAGCGGGTTCGGCTTACTAATATCCGATTGGTTCCAGAAGAACTGACGATCTTTGAGGCGAAAGCAGAAGGAAATGACAAAGGAACCTATGAACTGCGCGGGAAAACCAACGACAAACCGGACTTCCTTGAGAAATTCTCGGAATACGAGGACTAAATCTATTAAACAATTAGGAGAGTGGACAGTATGAGTAATCTGTTGCAAAAATATCTGGCAAAGGCAAATGAAGCAGTAGAGCACGTAACCACGTCGGTGATAATCGAAGGCGACGAATGGTCGGTTCGTAAGCTGAATCTATTGGATAGCCGAGCGTGCCTCAAAATGGCAGAAAAAGACGGGGATTTCGATGCTTTAAAATATAGTGATGCTCGAATCGTAAAAGCAACGGAACACGCATTTCCTTGGAATGACAAGGAGCTACTAAAGGCATATAAAGCCAAAGATAAGTACGATTTACCCGCCCGACTGTTCAAGAATAATCCAGAAGGGTACAAAGCGTTACTCGGAGCAGTTGAAGAACTATCAAAAGACACGCCAGAAACGGAAGAAGAGGCTATTGACGAGCTAAAAAACTAATACGAACCGATGGCGAGGCAAATTTGCTTGCAAGAATCTGGCTATCACGAAACCGCCTCCCCTCGGAAGTCGTAGAGTATGAAGTAGACCCATATATGCAGAAACTTTTTTTGTTCGCTTGTGAAGGAGTAGAGGTAGAAGATAGTGTAGGTTAGATGTCATCTATCTCCTTCTTTTCCGAGCGACATGACATCATGTTAGACGCCTATTTGATGGCGTCTTTTTCGTTTTGGGCTGGAGGTGAACCGAATGAACCGTCTTGGCGTAACAGCGGTACTTGGCGCACGGAATCGAATTTCACCGGAACTGTTAAACATTGTCCGTGCCTCACGTGTAGCTAGGAGAGAACTTGGACACTTGGATCAGTCCACGCAAGATGTTGCGGATGAGTTGCGAAATGTACGACGGGCAGCTGAGCAGAGCGAACAAGCTTTTCGACAAGAAATACAGGGTATGCGACGCGAAGTAGAGCGCCTTGAAACCGAGTTACGATCATTGAGCAGTACCAGAGCTAGGCCAACGATCACCGCAGATAATCAGGCAGAGCGAGAAATCGCAAGGGTAAGAAATGAAGTAAGGGACCTCAACGGCACGAAAGCCGAAGTTATTTTGACGGCTACTGTGACGGGTGCAACTGCTGGTGCTGGAGTGGTGGGTGGAATCGGGTTATTCGACCAAATCGTGGCTTCTGCTGAGGCCGAAGCGCGTAGAGCTGTGATCGGGGCCACCAAAGAAGAGATGGCCAGATACAGAAAACAAGTAACCGAGCTGACTACCCTAAATAAAAGCGTAGATCGAGCGACCGTCTCAGACTTGCTTACCGATTCAGAACGCTATACAGGCAAGGTAGGCTTAAATCAAGCAAGCGCCTATTTAATGTCCCAGCAATCATTGAAGCTAAATGCAATTCGGCCAGACATGGGTGGTGTCGAAGAGTACCAAAAGACGATGTTCGCGATGCAAAACGCATGGAAGGACATCAAGGATACCGGACGTTTCGGGGATACCCTTGCACGCGTCGCCAAGAACACTACGGACATTCGAAGTGAGGCATTAGATAGCGTGATTGAGTACAGCGTGCAGGTCACGAAGTTTCTGGATACACCTGAGAAGCTCGCCGCCTTGATGGAAGAGATGAACGGCCTGTGGTCTATCGATAAAGGTTTTGATGCACTGAAGGAAACGACACTGAAGTTGTACAACGAAGGCGACCTGACAAATGCCTTAAAGACCGCATACGAATCCATGGGTATCGATTCAAAAGAAGCACAGAAGCAAGCCGAGGATGAAGCGAAGGAAGTACAGAAGCTCATATCATCAGGAGACGCAGCCAAAAGACAAAGCGCTGTCGGTATGCTTATGCAGACTTTCGGCTCGATCAAAGACGAGGAAGTGCGTCAAGCGTTACTCAATGAAATTGGTTCGGGGCCGGGTGAAGACCTGGGCACAAAGGCGTTTGCTGAACTCTTACGTAAAGCCGGGGGTATCAGTCAAAGTCAGCATGATCAATACAAATTAAAAGGCGAGCTGGACAAAAGCTTCCAAGTCTACAAGGACAGCAACCCACTTAAAGGCTTTCAACAGGCAAAAAACACCTTAATTAATGAGTTTATTGAGCTAGGTGTCGTTGTTGGACAAGACCTTGCCCCAGCCATGGAATTCTTAGCTGCTAAAGTGAAGTGGTTCAAAGAGAAACTAGACGGCATGTCTTCAGGAGGCGCTCTTGCCACCCTTAGCGTCGTTGGAGTAGGGATAGCAGCAGGGCTGTGGGGATTGAAAGCAGCCGCCGTTGCTGCGGGAAGGGCTTTATGGAATGTAGCAGCAGGACAATTCGCACAAGATGTTGGTGACGCAGCGAGTGGTGGTGGAACCGGAGAGACAGGGAACCGGAGAAATAGGCACCGGAGAACAATAAGGCGAGAAGACCTTCGAAGGGGAGCAATTCGACGCGCTGGTGGTACGGTCGGGGAGTCTGCAAGCGATATTGCATCGAGAGCTGGGGCTTTGGGCTCAAGATTCTCTATGCTATCGAAAGTGATGAAGAAGGTGCCCGTGATTGGCGCATTACTAGGGGCTGTTGACGTGGCTACTACAGCGGCTACCGAAGGAAATAGCAAGAACCTGTGGGGATCAATTGGCGGGTGGCTAGGAGGAGTTGGGGGAGGTGCCTTAGCTGGTGCTGCACTGGGTAGTGTGGGAGCTGGCCCCCTCGGTACATTTGTCGGAGGCATTGTGGGTGCAATCGGTGGAGCTATCGGCGGGGAAGCCTTTGGAAAATGGCTGTTTGATGCCGCCGAAGATGGAATGGGAGCTATTACTCAGTACGCGTCTGGTATTTCCACAAAGATAGATGGATTTCTCGTGCCAGCAAAGCAAGAGTTTGACCGATTTTGGGGCAACATGCCTGACGGATTTGTGGCATCGATCGGCTACATCGTCGGATATGGGAGTGAAAAGTTCAGTCAACTCCGCGACATGGGGTGGCAAAAAGCTGGGGAACTTGCAGTTGCGATGGGCCAAAAAGGAATAGAAATCAAAGACGCGTTTGTTGGTTGGGTCAGCACCTTGCCTGGCTCAATAAAAAAATGGCTGGACGAAGCCGCAAAAATGTTTGATCAGTTCATCGTTGACGTGCAGACGTGGTTCTCCAATCTGCCTAGCACCATCGAAACTGGTATCACAAGCACGTTCCAAGATTTGGCCAGCGGCTTTACTCTTGGGAAGACGACAGCCAAAGCGAAGCCATATGCAAACGGCGGTGTAATCGACAGGCCCCACCTAGGGTTAGTCGGTGAAGCTGGACCTGAGGCAATCATACCGCTTTCATCTGGTAGAAAGAATCGAGCCTACGAACTGTGGAAGCAAGTTGGGGCTCGGCTGGGGATTGATACGAACAAGTGGGAAAACCGTGTCGCAACCGTTAAGGGATTCATTGACGACAATAACGATCCGATCGGTTATGCAGCAGGAGTAGTCGAAGGCACGAGCAACTCTTTCAAAAAGATGATCAAGCAGCGTTGGAATAACTACCATGCCAGCATGTCGTCAGCAACAAGTATCGACGATGCTATGCGGTTACGAGCAGACGCACACCGTACGAGAAATTTAGACTTCAAGTTTGGCAAGGTGATGAAAGTAATTGGCAAGGCAGTAAAGCCTATCGGTTATGCCATGGACGTATGGGACATTGCTAACGCAGATAATAAGCAAGAAAGGAACCGGACGATCATGAAAGTGATCGGCGGTATGGGAGGCGGCGCGTTGGGTGGTGTCATAGCTGGAGCAGCACTTGGGTCCTTAGCGGCTCCGGGAGCGGGAACAATGGCTGGTGGAGCTCTTGGCGGCTTGGCAGGTACGGTAGGCGGCGAATGGCTGGCAACAACGCTGTACGACAAGTACCAAGAACCGATTGACGGGGCTATTGATAACATAGGCAGCATGATTGGAAACGGCTACGCGAATACGAGAAATTGGCTGGGGAACAAGGTACAATCTGCGAAAGAAAACATCCTTGGTGTGGGTGCTGGTATCTCGAACTTATTTGGCTGGGGGAAAAAGTACGCAAACGGTGGAATGATCAACAAACCGCATTTGGGGCTTGTTGGGGAAGCCGGGCCGGAAGTGATCATTCCTCTTTCAGCCGGCAGAAGAAAACGCGCGCTGGAGTTGCTTGGTCATACCACAAGGAAACTGGGGGTAACTCCATATGCAAATGGCGGTATGGTCGGGCCGTTGCGTTCTTCGTTTGGTTCCAATCAAACGAAAATCATACAGGTGAAAGCTGACGCACCAGTCCAAATCCATCTTCATATCTCCGGCGATATCAACCAAGAGAAATTCATTGCCCTGTTGAAGTCGCCTGCGGTTATGAACCAGCTATCACAATCGTTTGAAAAACTGATCGTTGATGCAGTGGAAACGAACGGGGGTGCCGCATGATACGTCTACAAGGCAAATACAGGCTGACTTTTCCAGTTACACCCGGAGAAGTACAGTTCAAGGGTTACGGGAGTGATGTAGAGGCAACAACGTCCATTACGTTGGACTCATTAAACCGTTACACGGGCAGAAAAGCAAAATCTATCGCATTTGAATTTTTGCTCCCGGGCGATCCGGAAAATCCACTTGTAGAAATTGAAGGATATCAGGGGCCGAGAGAGTGGCTTGCTGGCTTGGATCGATTGTCGCATGCGGAAGTTTTGCTAACGATCGAAGAATTAAATCTGGCTTGGAACGTGCTTATTGGCCCGTGTGAAGGTAAATTCTCAGGGATCAATGGGAGCTTTAGAGGGATGATTGAGTTCCCGATCTATATCAAATCGGATTTTGTTTCTTGGTCAAATTCCAAGCAGGTATTACAACCAAGCAAAGTCATCACCAAGCAAACGAGTAAACGTGCAAATACAACAGGGAAGAAAGCAAAAAAGAAGGTGTCTCTCATTGAACCTGCTGTCCAGGAACAACAAAAACAAAGGATCAACCAAAAATTAACCGGATTTACTCCGTAGAGAAGGGGCGAGGGTGCGGCATGAAAGTAATCTATGGCAAGGATGCTTCGAGGGTCGACCTTACTAAGGCGACGCTGGAACTATCTTGGACCTCATCACGAGGACAAATTGCACAGAATGCAGATATCAACATACGCCAAGCCCCGCCCTTACAATCGGCGGGTTTTTTGATGCTTTTTTCGGGCTTTGAACCGAACGAGTCCATGCAGTTTTTTCATGGCCCCATCGTCCGGTTTGAACGAGACGATAAGACAGGTGACCTCTCTGCCACCGCCTACGAGTTGGGCTGGTATTTGCAAAAAAATGAGGTTTCCAGACTCAAGCTGGACGGGGATGCAGGGACAGAGCTTGCGCGTATTATCAAGTCGACAGGTATCAACTTTAGCTGCCCGGCGTTCGGTTTTACCGTCAAGGAGAGAATCTCGTCCCAATCATATACGTCTCTCTTTACTTCGCTGACCGAGCAAGCTTATGAAAAGACGGGAAAGAGATATTTCATTCAGCATTTACGCGACAAACTGACGGTACTACCAGAAGGCGGGAACAAAATTGTCCCTATGTTTCAGGCGAGCATGTTAGAGAAAAGTGCCACAGGGGAGAGTATTGAGGAAGTCTATACGGTGGTCACCGTTGAGAAGTACAAAGGGGATAACCTAGCATCTAGCGTCACCAAAGAGAACGCGGGATTGATCAAGCAAATCGGTAGAATGCAAAAGATGATCGATGCGGGAGAAGAGAAAAACATATCGTCCCTTGCTTCGAAGCAACTCACCGAATTATCGAAGATACCAAAAACACGTACAATCACAGTCAGACATGAAGACAATAACGCTGCACGACTTCGCGCGGGCTGGCTCATCAAGATCATGGAAAAGGACAAAAAAACAGTAACCGATTGGATTGTGACAAACTGCAACGCCAGATGGAAGGGCGGTCAATACACAATGGATCTCCAATTGGAAAGGAGGGCTTAGTATGCATGCAGCTATTGCAAAACTGAGAGGGCTGACACAGGACGGCATAGTGAACACACAAGGGGAATTTGGCAAGCTTTTGTCGCTCTCTCCTTTGTCGGTAAAGCTCGACGAGGACCCGACACCCTTGGAGCCGTATGAGCTGTCTGTACTGCGTTCTGCCCGATTGTTGCCAGAAGATGTGGGGAAAAAAGTAGCTCTGTTGCGATGCAACAATGAGCAATACCTCCTGCTTGGGGTGGTGGAGTGATGTTTCCCACTCTGGAAGGTGATGAGACACAACTTATTCAGTCCGTGGACGATCCTATTCCATGGACATATAAATTTGACTGGACCACAAAACAACTAATGCAAGGGACGGATGGTCGTTATTTGAGGACGACCACTTATGAGGAGTACCTGGAAGAGACAGCAAAGAAAATCCTGAATACGCGGCGTTTCCGGTACGAGATTTATTCAGAACAGTATGGTGTGGATTTCCTCTTTGAAGTGGGGAGAATGCGTTCAGTGATATCGTTACCAATTATCAAGACACAGGTACAAGAGGCGCTAGAGGCTCACAGTGAGGTTGAGCGTGCGGAAGTGGTAGACATTCGGTTTGAGGACAACCGGGTCATTTTTTCGCTCGATATTGAGGGCACGAGAGGGACAACTAGGACGGAGGTGAATACATGGCAACGTTAGACAAACCAGAAATGCCGATTCTCAGGGAAACCCCAGATCAGATTTATCAGCGGACGGCAAATCGGATGACACTGATAGCGCAAAAGCGTGGGGAGACGCCACCAGCGATGGAAGAAGGTGAGATGTTTTATGACCTACTGTACCCTTTAGCGGAAGAAATCAGCGAGCAGCAACAACTTCTGGAGTACAGTTTTCTGCAAGGATTCTTACCATGGGCGGATGGTGAATTTTTAGAAGCCCATGGATATGTAGAGGGCGTTGACCCGAAAAGCGGTGAAGACAAAGAATCATACCGGAAACGAATTCTTGAAAGAAAAAGATCAGATGATGGGAACGGAAGACTCGTTGATTATGAGCGATGGGCACTGGCCATCGAAGGAGTTGGTGGAGCAGTTGCCGTCGAGCATGAACGAAACGCTGTATCTGTAGACCTTTATTTAACGGATACCGTGGGTAAACCAGTTACTCTCGAATATGCTACATCCATTCGTAACTGGCTTGAGGAAAAACGTATTGCGGGTCATGATTTGAGATGCTATCCTGCGGAAATTTTCCCAGTAACAATTCGAGTCAAATTGGTTATGTCAGACGAGTCTAAACGTGAAGCGGCGGTTTCAATGATTACGCAACGTTTAAAGGATTACCTTAAAGAGAGAAGCATTATCGTATATCAGCAAATGGGAGCCTTTTTTTGGGTGGATGGAGTATTGGACTATACCAATTTCACGTTAAATGGCAGTAATGAAAACCTTACAAAGCCAATCAAGGCTGTATCTGTTCTAGAATTGGTGGTTTTACCATGATTCCTTTGAGGTATAAACGGAAGCTCCCACCATACTGGTATGAGAACTACGTAGCTGAAATCCATTTCGAAGCTTCTGGGGAAGAAATGGACTACCAAAAAGCGAAACGCGAGGATATTGCCAAGCAATTTCTACTACCATACGCGACATGGGGGTTAGACATATGGGATTGGATGTACTTTGGGGACAAACAATCAGGGAACTACGAAAAACGTAGAGCAAATATTCGTAGTAAGGTACTAGCGAAGGCAAGATTTACTCTTGACACCCTTCAAAAGTTAGGACAAAGCGCCGGGAATCTGGAGAGCGTAACGGAGGATTTTGTAAATAAAGCGATCAGGTATCGATTTAACACATCGCAGCCGATTCAATTAAATCAGCTTACGCAGGATTTTCAAAAGATCAGGCCGATTCATGTCAAACAGTTACTCTATGAAGTAATAAATCATGCAGAGCCTGTCATCGTAGAAATTCGAAATGGATGGTCAATGGTCGAATATCCGGTTTGCAATGGGCTATTCGCAAACAGCATTGCTACACCACCGTTGAGTGAGCCAGTGTTTCTCAGTAGTGGTCAGGTCATTTATTTTGCGCCTGAATAAAGGAGGAATGGAGTTTGAGTCATGATACCAAAAATATTTTAAGAGATATTGGACGAATCCCGGTTCCACAATATTTTAATGCGAGTCGAGACGAATATCAGGTCGTAAACGGACGAAAAGGTGCAACATTCGTACAATTAGTCGGTTTAGCTGCAAAAGAACCGTTCAGCGGAGCAGAAGATACTGACCATGTTTTCACCGAGCCGATGTATGGCTTTGTTATCAAAAATGACGGCAATACTGCCCTTACTTTCACGATTCATGGTTTCACATTTACGGTAATGGCAGACGAGGTATTTGAAGATTATTTTGAACCATTTAGTCAAGTAAAGATTGTAACAACCTCATCTTTTCGAGCCTACGGAAGAGGGTGAGGGGGAAATGGCAGTCAAAATAGAGCCGGCACTTTGGGCGTATATACGAGACCGAATAAGTGCCAAATTCAGTAATGCAATTGTTACCGTTAATGGTGTAAAACAAATGATTCCTATCGTAGAAACTAAACACGTCACAGGCGAGCAAAGAAATTCGATTCAAGTGTATGCATATCTGGACGAAGCAAATGCAGCAGGAACGATAACAGAAGCATATTTAGCTGATATAGAGGGTGTCGCACTAATGACATCAGATATCAAAATCACGTCTGCTGGAACAGGTGTCCTACTGCTTTTTGAGATTACATTCAAGGTGGAGGTTAGAACCTGATGGGTTATGAGCGGCAGTATTGGGAAGATCGGCTGGTCACAGAAAGTGGAGAAACAATCCAGGAAGGAACCAGAATTACCGCACGAAGATTGAATCACATTGAGGAAGGCATTAAGGGTATCGACGACATCGTAATCAAAATGGAAAATCGAATTCTCCATTTGCACGCCAAGATCACGACAGGTGACAGGACCGCCGGAAATAACGGGATTTTCGTCGATACCTTTGATGGCATCCAGGATGCGGTCATTTCCTTGGATAGGACGAGAACAACCATCCAGTCGATTTCTGATACGCATGTTACCGTTGCATCGGTGACAGGATTTGCAGTTGGGCAAGAGGTGACGTTAGCCTCTGTCAACAATCAGGAGGAGCGTATTATCACCGCAATTAATGCGTTGACCCAAGTCATTACATTAAACGCGGCTCCCACAGCAACTTATTCTTCCAATTCCATCCTTGCAAGGTCAACCGTGGAGATTGATACGGTGGCAAAACGTATGAGGCGAGGGTCGATTGATACCTATAGCGTGAGAATAGCCGTAACGTAAGAAAGGAGGCGGTTAGATGGCTAGTAAATCAACCGTTGTGAGCATACCTGAGTCTACATCGCAAAGCCGGTCACAAAAGATAACTATTCCAAATCTAAAGCGTGTTGTGTCAGTTGCGGTCAATACGGGCAAAGTTACACACTCTGTCAATGGCAGCGAAGTGACGGTCAATGTCAGCGATGGCTCCTATACTCGATATACCACATCCAGTACCCCTAACACAAAAACCGTATCGGAGACTCGTACAAGCAGTACAGATAGTTTTCAGTCTTCGATCAGTTACAACGATGGAACTTATAGCGGGACCTTGTCTAAATCAGGCGGATCAACTCCCTATGTAGTCAGCGGTAGCCCTCCTGGTCAAAAAACAGTATCAGCTTCTCGCGATTCTTGGTACGACTATGGCGGGTCTTGTAGCGGAGCGCAAAGCGGCGCATTGTCGGCGTTACCATCCTCCATACCTTATTCAGACGGAGAAGGATACACTGGCACTTTGCAACGCACCGGGGCATCGGCGGGAAAATGTCAACTTTTAAATGACGAGGGAGACGGAGAAAAAACATATGGAGCGTCTGCAACAGGCACCTATTCGGGTACGGTGTCCAAGCCTGATACGCGTAAATACAACTACTCCCAAAGCTATTCCGGCACAGTGTATGGACCATCTTCGGTATCCTATACCTACTACTACGCTTATACCGTAACCGTTACGTATGAGGACAACTTTGGTCAGACGCTCACGCTTACTGCTCCAGCAAGCGGGGTCAAGTTGTCCGTGGGTAATACTTATGCGGTCACGGGCACCACATTGGACACTGATCCTGGTGATATCGTATCCGTCTATGTACGTGTTAACAAAGGCACTCCCTATCGTATCCTGCAAGCATCAGCGGATGGCGTAAATCCGTTAGCCTTTAACAAGACATTGACATTTACAGGTGGAGCATTGAAGGACGGTACGACAGCCGTTTCTGGGCTACTGGATGAGGGAGCAACCCATTTACTAGAAGTGTGGTCAGAGGACGGTAAGGGCGGAACCTCGATCATTGCAGAACGTACGTTTACCGTTATGCTGAATCGTCCGCCAACTCTTACACACTCATTTGTGGCGAACAATGATAATTTGTCGGATGATTCCCCCATTACAATCACAGGGACGGTGTCCGATCCAGACGGCCAAAGTGTAAACATGAAGTATCGGCTGAACGGTGGTGCAGATGTACCCATATCAATCAGCGGTGGCGCGTGGTCGATCACCGTTACACCAAAGCAGATGGTTGCCGGAGCGAACAGTCTCGTCATAACAGCAGCAGACTCATTAGGAGCAACAACAGTCCTCACGTTTTCCTTGACCCGTTCGGTGACAAAAACACGCCTCAAAACAGCCCATGCACGCTACAAGCTATCTCCCCAATCCACGACAGCCAAAGAAGTCCTAGCTTGGTTCCAACATGAAACAGGAGATTTGAATGTGGATGGAGCTCTTTCTATCGTTTCGGCTGGCGCTGCCGAATCCTATAAGGCCATGACAAAAACGACTGCCCCTGTTATCACAGGGATCGTGGAAACAGAGTTTATCGGAACGTATGCCACTGGTAACGCTCAACTCCATTTGAAATTGACGTTGTCCAGTAAGGACGCAAACTCAACAGCGGCGGCAACAAGTTTATCGGGGGCGATCAAAGCATGA